ATATCTTGTTCGTCGACGAAATCGTCCCGTGGTTCGTCGCGCCCCCGTAAAAGTAGCGATCGGATTCGGAAGACGGATTGAGCTCTTCAACGAGAGGAATATCCGGGATCGAACCTTCCTCGAATGCGTCCATCGACAGGGAAAGAAGCTCGTCGATGTCGGAGTCGAACGCGACCGGCACGTCGAATTCGCATCCCGCCGAAACCTGGACGTTCGTCCCCGGCGCCGTGTCGAATGTGATGATTCCGGTCGACGTATCGACGGAAAACGCCGTGGTCGGAGTCCCGTCGAGCGCCGCGACAACCGTTCCCGAAACGGGTTTCTCGATCGTCCGCGTATGCGTAAACGACCCGACGCTGTAGACCTTGATTAGCTGAAAGTCAGTTTCCGAGTTATCGCCGACTCCAATCACGACATCGTCCGACGCCGGGGTCGAGATATCGTCCGAGGCCGTCGTGTAGTCGAACCAATCCTTGAACCGAAAAGCGTTCGCGACGCCTCCGATCGCGAGATAAAACCTCCGGATTTCGCGGAGATCCTCCGCGGATTTCACCGACTCCGCGACGTTGTAACGATGCCTCGCCGACGAACGCCTACGGATCCTTTGCGTCTGTCCGCTGTCGGAGTCAATCACTCGAGTGTCGAACCCGGGCCCACCGGCGGACCCGTAAGAAATGCCCTCGGGAAATCTCTCTTCGACGAATCCCATCAGAGGGGCTCCCCAGGCAGGTTTCCGAGCGCGGCTCGTTGAAGTCGAGATCGGAGCTGCCGCTCGGATCTGCGGAACGATTCCGCGTCGGGAGTCGAGATGTTGATGTTTTGGACTAGGGTCCGTCCGCCGCCTCCGCCGTCGGATTTAACGCCGAGCTCGCCGCTCGACAGGCGCGCGAGGGGCAACGCCGCCTCGGGGCCGGCCTCGCCGAGGAGCGCCGTCCGACCGCCCGACAGCGCCGAGATCGTCGGCCCACCGAAGACACCGCCGCGCTGAAATGGAACGACATTCGGCCCGGAAATGACGCCTCCGCGCCCGAGAATCCCCGCGAGTAGGCCAGCGAGCCCCGAACCGCCGCCTCCGCCCGCGCTCGGCACCGAGCCCGTGATCGAGGCCAAGAGCGGCTCGAGAACGAGCGCCTGAATGACCGCCTCGCCCATCCTTCGGATGAGCGCTTGGAGCGCTTCGTCCGCGGTCGCCTGGCCCGTGATGAAGGCGCCGAACGCGTCCGTTACGCTCCGCCCGAGGTCTTGGGCGAGGTCTTGGATGTTTCGGAGCCGCTCGATTTCCTCCGCGTCCTCGCGGACCTGTTGGAGCGTCTCCTCGGCTTCTTGCTGCGACAGGATCCCGAGCCTGACCTGCTCGCGGAGCTCGGCTTCCGCGACGAGCTCGGCGTTGCGAACGGCCGCTTCCTCAGCGGTCAGACCGATGAACTCTCGCTCCTCGGCGAGGGCCTGGTTAAATCGCTCGAGCCTCGCGGTCGACGCCTCTCGGAGCCGCTGAAGTTCTTCCTGTTGCCGCGCCTCCTCGCGCTGTATCTCGAGGCGCGTCTCCTCGGCCTCGATAAGCGCCTGTTTATCCTGGACGAGCTCTCGGACGCGGGCGATTTCGGACTGGAGGTTCGTCTCCGCGAGTTCGAATCCTGCCTTTTCGACCTCGGCCTCGAGGCGACGAACGGCGAGGAGTTCTTCTCGACCCTGGCGGGTGAGCCCGAGGAGGTTCACTTCGTCCTCGAGGCCCTGGATGATTCCCTCGAGCGACCTCTCGAGCCCCTCTCTCCGAGCGAGCTCCTCTTGCGCCTCCGCGTTTTCGTCGAGCTTCCGGTTGAGGTCCTCGAGCGACGAAACGAGCTCCTGCTGGTCGAACGTCAACTCGCCGAACGTCTTTCCCAGCAATTCCGCGGAGAGCCGCGCGCGCTCTCGAAACGTCGCGGATTCTTCCTGGACCCGCGCTTCGAGCTCGAGGGCCGCGATCGATTCTTCGATCGCATCGGTTTCCTCGCGGATTCGAGCCGCGTTTTCGATCTCTCTCTCGCGAGCTTTCGCCGCTTCCTCGGCGGCGCGCTGCTGCTCTTCAAACCGTTCCCGAACCGTGTCGAGGACTTCTTCGAGTTCGTCCGTCTCCCTGGTGAGGCGATCGAAGAACTCGAGCGCTTGCCGGCCCGACTGCTCCTCGATAAGGACGCGGATTTCCTGGACCCTCTGTTCCTCGGGGATCTCGGGAATCGCGGGCGTCCCGCGAAGCGTGAAGTCGATTTCCTCGGGCACCTCAAATCGCTGCCCGGCGCGCGTCGCCGCCTCGATCTCCGATTGAAGATCTCGGAAGGCTTGGATCTGCGCAGCGATCGCGCTAACCCCCTCCTCGGCTGCGCCCCTTCCCTCGTCCTCCGCCTCGGCGAAACGACGCTGAGCGTCCGCGACGCCCTCGAGCGACGTACGAAGATCGACGAGCGCTCGCGACTGTCGTTCGACGACGTCGGTCGCTTCCTCGGCCTCGCCCGCGAATGCCTCGAGGGCCGCTGTCGTCGCCGAAAATCCGATCGCGAAGCCTGCCGCGCCAACGGCAAAAAGCGGATTCGCTAGCAAAGCCGCGGTCAGGCTCGTGACGGTCGCGGTAACCGACGCGATTGACGCCGCAACCCCGCCGAGGAACGTCGCGATTTTGATCGTCGTCACGGCCGCCAGCGCCACAGCGACTCCGCGCATTGTCGCGGCGAACACCTCGGCTGCGTCGTTCAGCTCGCCGACGTCCGGAGGCGCGCCCGCAATGATCCTCACAGCGCCTGTCAGCGTCTCAGTGACGTCACGCAGCGCGCCCGCGAGTCCCTCCTCGCCGGTAGTCAAAAACAGATCTTCGATCGCCGACCGGAGAGTCCGGAACGACCCCGCGAGCGTATCGTTGATGATTTCGGCCTGTTCCGACGCGGTCCCCGCGTTTTCGCGCGTCGCGGCCGTGAGATCGCGAACGCGCTCGGTCGACTCCGTCAGAATCAGCGCGGCCGCGGCGTTTCTCCTGCCGAACACCTCGACAGCCGTGCCCGCGTCGAGGTTGACGCGCGCGAATTCGTCGAAGATTTCGACGATCGACCGAGTACTAGGATCGAGCTCCGAAAGGCTCGTCCCGAGAGCGTTCAAGGCATCCTCGGCGCCCTCGGTCGGATCAAGGAGAGCGGAAAGAACTCCCCGAAGGTTCGTTCCGGCGAGACTCGCTTGGATACCGCGGTCTCCGAGCACGCCGATCGCCGCCGAAGTTTCCTCGACCGAGTTACCGAGCGTGCCCGCGATCGGCCCGGCGAACTTCAGCGCCTCCGCGAGCTGTCGAACGTCCGTATTCGCGGAGTTCGCGGTGTTGACGAGAGCGTCGACGACTCGCTCGGTCTCCGCCGCGGCTAGGCCGAATTGCGAGACGATGTTCGAGGCGAAGTCCGCCGCCTGACCGAGCTCGATCCCTCCGACAGCCGCGAGGTCGAGCGTCGATCCGATCGCGTCGATGGCCTCTTCGGCGCGGAATCCCGCTCGAGCGAGGAACGTCAGCCCGTCTGCGGCCTCGCGGGCCGTGAAGCGCGTCGTTGCCCCGAGCTCCCGAGCCGTCTCGGTGAGCGCCTGGAAACGCTCGTCGAGCTCCGACGGGATTCCGGTAACGCCCCGCAGCGTCGCGAGTTGTTCCTCGAAACCGGCGATCGCGCTGGTCGCCGACCGAACTGCGGAGAAAGCGGCGAAGCCGCCGATCAGCGGCCCGATGGTCCGCGTCGCTGCCCCGAACGAAGTCCCGAGGCCACGAACTCCGCGATTGAGCGCCGCGGCGCTACCGGCCGCGCGGCCCGCCGACTGTTCGACCTGGCGAGCGGCGCGAGAAAACTGCGCCGCCCCGAGCCGAGCGCGAGCCGCGTCGATGATGACCTGTAGAGTCGCCAGAGCCGGCCTCCTTCGTCCGCCCGCGCGCCCAGGCGACCCAAGCGTCGTCGACGCGGCAAACGATCGTTACAAGGGCGAGGCGAGCCTCGACGTCGTCCCAGCCCACTAGGTCAAGGTAGGCCGCGATCTCGGAAAATGCTAGAGGCGCTACGCCGGCGGCCGGGTTTCGTCGGGTGTGGAGATCGTTCCAGGCGCGCCAATAAACCTCGCCGAGAGGGTTTAGCTCGGGTTCTCGCTCGAGGGCCCGGACCCGTCGCCCTCTCGACCGAAGCTTTTCTAGCCGGCGCTTGAACTGGCCCCACTCGAGCTCCCAGAGGAGCCTCCCGGCGAGTTTCCCGAAATCTCCTCAATCGCCTCGTCGCGATAGTTCGCGGGCTCTTGGGCGAAGGCGATGATGTCCCGATAGACCGCCCCGAACGCCGGATCCTTGCAAAGCTTGACGCTGTACTCCTCGGAGTACGGGATGTCGCGGCCGTCCGCGTCCTCGAGGTTTTTCCATCCGACGAGGATGTGTTTTCCCGCGACCGTTCGAACCGTGTCCGTGTTCAGCGAATCGTCTTCGCCGCTCGAAAGCTTGCGCCTTTCCCAGGCCGTCATCTGAAGCATGCGGCGGTTGAGCTCCTGCTGAAATCGCGGGTTTCCCCATCGAGCGACGATGAAGACGACGCCTTCGGCGTAGGGAAATTCGACTCCATCGACGTCCTTTTTCGGATCGATCAGTAGACGGTTGAGCTTGCCCATCGTTTCCTCCCGTTTGGCCTCTCGGTTCCACGCCCGGAAAAAAGCCTCGGCCACAGCCCGAGAGACGTTTCGGTGTAGCCGAGGCCCGGGAGAGGGTGCAAAAGGCGGGCGGGCCCTTCGCACCAGGACAATCGCTTTTCTATCAGATCACGCCGGGATCTTCGCCACGCGAATCGTGACGCCTCCGGTTGGTTCGTTCGTCGTCGCGCGGAATGCTTCGTAGGACATGTCGGCGATGATATCCGTATTCTGACCGCTCGCGACGCGGCGACCAGCCGACAGCTTCACCGCCGGAAGGTCGATCACGTAGCCCGTTCCGCCGTCGTCCTTGAACACGAGTGCGAGCGACGTCGTCGTGTGGTTGAGGAACCGGTCGTAATGCGCCACGGTCTCAAAGTAACTTTGGACCGTCCCGGAAATCGCGACCTGTCCCGACCCGAGGCTGATCGCTCCGAGGGTTCCCACCTGGAGTCGCGACCGAAGATTGTTCGCGAGACTCATCGTCCACGACGTGATGCCGAAATCGGCTTGGTTTTCGAGCACGTCGGTGACGTGATCGACGGGATTGAAGACCTGAGTGTCCGGAGCGTCGACCTTGCTTCCGTCGAGAGTCGAGGACGCCGACTCCTCGGTCGACCCCACGAAGACGAAAGATCCGGTGATGATCGATTCCGTCGTCGCGTTCAGGTTCCATTGGTCGATCGCTGTTCCGAGTATCCGCGAGAACGTTGTTGATAGGTCCTCGTATTCTCGCTCCCAAGCGTAAGTCCTCAGGTTTGTCCCATTGATGACCGCCGGGAGAACCTCGACCGTGACGCCCGTATCGTCGATGTCCTGGGTCAGCGTCGCCGGAACGACGCTGATCGTGTCGTCGTCCGGCGTCGAGATCACCTTGTAGACACCGTCGTTCGTATCGGAGCCGACGACGCGAATCCATGATCCCGCCGGCACGTTCGCGTCGGTCCAAACTCCCCCCGCGTCTCGATCCGCGATCTCTCCGGGGCTCGCCCCGTCCGTGTTGAACGAGATGTTCCCGCCCGAACTTCGATCCGTCGCGGTTCCCGCTCGGAAGTCCGTCGCGTCGGAATCTTCGGCCGCCAGAATCGCGGCGATAATCAGATCGTCGAAAACACCGTCGTCGCTCGAGTCGAGACCTGAGAACTCGAAGTCGATATTTCCCGACGCCGAAACGTTCGTCCGAATCACGTCGGTCGTCTGTCGGTCGGAGCGGATCTCGGCTGACCTGACGGTGCTGTTGTCTTGACCGAGGTTCTCTCCGGTGAACCGCACCTTTCGGTAGTTAGCTCGAGGGCCGGATGCTCCGGGAGACGGCGCCTCCTTGAACGTCGCTTCCTCGTGATAGGCGAGGCTTGCGCGGTCTGCGTCTGACATTGAAAGCGCCTCCGTAGGTGTTTTTGCTAGGCGATGACGTCCGAATAGAACGGGACGTCGACGTCGATCTGATACCGGTCCTCGACGGACTGCCGGCCGACCTTCGTGACGGTCGGAGATCGATAGGTAATCCCGGAATCGCTGACGCCGCGGAACGCCGCGGCGATCGAGTCTGCCAGCTCGATAACGGATTTCGTGCCGACGTTCGGGAGCCCGAACACCGACGCTGTGATGAGGCCGGGCAGACGAAAACGGCGGTTGTTGACGCCGCCGGTCTCGACTTGCCGCGATGTCTCGTGCTGAATTGAAAGCCGAACGTACACGGACGACCCCGGCGGCGAGAAATCGCCGACGTTATCGTATTGGACCATCACGCTTTCCGCGTCCTCGACCTGGGTGCCGAAGCGAGTTCGAATCGCGTTTTCGATCGTCTCGTAACTCACGGGAAGATCGTCTCCACCTCGGCGAGCGTTCGCTCGACCATTTTGTCGCCTCGAAAACGCTCGGTCCCGTCGTTGAGGAAACGGATGTACGGGACGTTATTCCCGACGTAGACGCTTTCGAATCCTCGATAATTCGCGAGTGACGTCATGCCCTGAGAGATCGCTCGACCGCCGGTTTTATCGGGAGCCGTTTCCCCGGTCGGCGGTGATCCGATCGAGACCTGCCAGTTTCCTCGAGCTCGACCGGTATCGACGCGGGTTTTCAGCACGACGCCTCGAAGCACTTCGAGAGTGACGGCCCGGATAAACCGCGGGAAAAGCTCGCTCGGTAGCGATCGGGCAAACCGATCGACCTGGCGTTGAAACCTCCGGACGGCTTGTCGTTGCGTCAGCGCCATTTCACTCGCCCCTCAGGAATAACTTCCAAGCGGCCGTCGATTCGCCCGAGATCAGCGGATCGACGCGAACGATCTCCCACGTCTGTCCGGAGACGGTGAGCTTACTCCCCCGCTTCGGGGTGACAGACAAACCCTGGGATGCGAGTAGCGTCTGAGCGTCTCCGACCTTGACGACGTCGCCGTCGACGAACCGAAGGCTCGTCCGAGAGGGCGGAAGCACGACGACGCTCGTCGAGGTTTCGGTCCTCGTATTCGTTCCGGTCGTCCGGTCGTAACTGGCCGTGTAGGTGAAGAGGGTCGCGGAGATTCCGGCGTCGGCGATTTCGTCCGAGGCCAGCGGAACGAAAATGTCGTCGAATGCCGTCATCAATCAACCCCGAAAAAGCGTGTTCGCGTCGCCGGTCGTAAACCGAGCGACGAGGCGGTCGACTTTCGGGAAGCTCGCGACGGAGGACTGAGCTTTGCCTCCGAGGTACTCGGTCTCTGTCTCGAGGACGTCGAGTCGCTTTCTTTCGCTCTTGATACGAGATCGGTCGGACTGGGAGGCGTGAATCGACTTCCCGGTCGCGAACTCGAGCGCGAGCTCCACCTGCGCGTCCTGGATCCGCGAGGGAACGGAGTCGTCGTCGACTGCGTTCCCGTCTTCGTCCTCAACCTCGGACCTAGGCCACTCGAGGGCCTGAGTCGTCTCCTTCCGCGTTCCAAGCCAACGCCCGAAGTATTCGAGGTCGAGCCCCTGAGCCGCGAGGCGGAGCTTTTCCTCCTTTTGCGATTCAGTGAGGAGCGACCAAGTCGACGGATTGCCGTGGTCGAGCGCGTATTGATCCGCGTCCGACAGGCTTACGTAGCTGTCCGCGCCTGCGAGGCCGGTTCCGTCCTCAACCGTTAGAGCCATCGTCGCCCAGATTCTTCGCCGCGTTCGGCGGCATGTAGCGTTTCCGCTCGAGAGCGGCGATGAGATCGCCTTTCCGCATCGACTCGAACCCGTCGACGTGAGCGTCCGCGGCGAACGCCCGAAGTTCGTTCACGGTATGAACGCCGAACTCGTAACCCTGGCCGGCGCGAGCCTGCGCGACGGCTGCTGTCGGCGCCGAAATGGACTCCGGTGCCGGCGGCACGGTTCTCGGGGCCGAGGTCCGCGGCCGCTCGCGTTCGGGCTCGTCGCCTGGCCTGTCGAGCAGGCAGCCCCCCATCGCGATTTTCTCTTTGGCGTCGACTGGGTAGGACTCGATGTAGGCTTCTCGATTGACGTCCCAGATGCGAACCTTACCGGTCCGCTTATCGACTCGGGAAAAGGGAATCGGGATGTTGACGGCTGAGTCTGTAGGCGTGGCCATAGGGCGGGAGCCTTTCTGCGGCGAACGGCCGCGTCAATACCGGGGTTAATCGCCGCGCTTGTGGAGCGAGGCGATCAGGGTGATCCCCGTCGAAATCGTTCCCGTCACGTCGACATACAGACGAACGTATCGGTACTCGGTTCCGTTCAGGGCGTTGGTCCCCGAGAGCACGTAGGTTCCGACGGCCGAGTCCTGGTCGACATTCGGCCCGAGAACTTCGTTCGCGCCGACGGAAACGTCGAGCAGGTTCACGATGGTCGACGAAAAGTCCGACGTCGAAGAGCCCTCGAGGACGATTCGATAGACCTCGTCATTCGACGCGATCTCGAGGGCGCTGATTCGGAGCAGCATGTCAAAGGCGACTTTCGCAGTCGACGAGCCGAGGTCGATGATCTGATCCGCGCTGTCGACCTGTCCGACCGTGTCCGAAGTGATCGCGTCGCCGTCGTGCAACTCGAGGTCGACGTCGAATGTTCTGTTTTCGATTTCGCTCATTTCGGCGAACTCCTTTCGATGTGGTGGTTCGTCGCCCCGAGTGGGGCGAGCGAAATCAGGCGGTCACGGCAGTCGTCGGATCGATGTTTCGGAGACGAGCCGCGGCTCGCGGATGGAACAGGGCCAGGCCGGTATACCACTCGACGCGGGTCCGCATGACAGATTTCGAGTCGAGCTCTCCGAGGTCGCGAACGTCCATTCCGCCGTTTTGGATGCCGGTTAGCATCGCGTCGCCGAGCGAAAGGCAATAGATCGACGTCTTATCCGATCCGGACTCCTCGTCTTCGGTGATCGCGGCTCCGTCGACGCCATTTTCGTCGGCGATCAGAATCGGCAGACCCTGGTAGAACGAGACCTGCATGCCGAATGCGTCCCGCTCCTGCGTGATGAAGCCGCCGATGGACGTGTCTCTCGAGGCGGCGGTCAGTCGCCGTCTCATGTTTTGCGTCATCATGAAGTGGGTCGGCATGTCGACCGCGTCGGCGAGCGCATCGAGGTTCGTCAGCGTGAGTGCCCCGCCGCCGTTGTTGATGTTCTGGTCGCCGGTGAGACGTCGCTGGAGGCCGTCAAACTGACGAGGGTTCGTCTCCGAGTCGCCCTTGATGAAATTCTGGTGGTAGGTGTGACCGAGCTTTTTGATCTTCATCGCTTCGTGGGCGCTCCGTTGGTTTTCGCCCATTGTGCGGATGATGAACATATCGACGTCGAGGTCGCCGCCTGCGATCACGAGAGGCTCCACGAGCGGATTCAAAACGCCCGTATCTTCTGAAAACGCCTCGTTGACACCCCGGAAGCCGATCCCGGGGAGCGTATCCTCCCGCGTGTAACGGAGCGCGTTACCGACGATGTCGTCGAACGGAAGAACTCGAAGGATTGGGGAGGATCTCGCGAAGATCTCGATGATCGACGAACGGACGACGTCGCCTGTCTCGAGCTTCGCAGCTTCGATCAGGGTAATTCCCATGACGGGTTACCTCCGGTTGGTCTCGTTACCCGGAGTTACCCCCTTGCATTTGCCGAGCGATCTTCAGCCGTTCGACAGCCGGGAGCTTCGGGTCGATGTGTTGCGGTTGACCTGGGGGGCCCGGCTGATCCAAGCCGCCTCCACTCGCATCCGTGCCCTTGAAATTGCCCCGAAAGTCCGGATCGCCTTTGAGCTCTTGGACGTACTCTTCGACCGACATGTATCCGGTGCTGCCCTGTGAGGGCGAAACCCTCGGCTGCCGTCGCTCGTCGAGCACGATGAGCTCTTCGGTCCCGTCGTCGTTGAACCTCACGTCGACAGCGGATTCGACGTGAGGAAGTAGCGCTCGTGCGCGGCCCTCGTGCTTTGAAATCGCGGACAGCGCCGCGTTTTTCACGATGGTCCGCTTAAGCCTGTCGTGGAGCGAGTCCCGCTCGCTCGACAGCTTTTGCACCTGCTTGCCGTACTTGTCCTCAAGCTGGCGAGTCGTCGCCTCGAGGCGCTCTTTTAGCTTGTCGTCGGCGCTGAGGTCCCCCTCCTCGAGACGACGAAGCCTGTCGAGCGCTTCGGTCACGTGCCCGGGGTCGAGCGGCTCGCCGCTTTCATTCGTGTACTTTCCGAGCTCTCCTTTGTACCGCCGGTGAGCTTCCCGCTCGGCGGCGAGCGCGCGCTTCAGCGCGCCCGTGTTTTCCAGCCCCCAGCCATCGACCGAATCGACGGCGAGGACGTATTTCCCTTGGAGGCTCGAATCGTTACCGGAGTACGACTGATAGTGCTCCGCGATCGCATCCGGAAGGCCTTCCAGGCTATCCAGAATGGGCTTCAACGGCATGTTTATGGGGACTCCCGTTTTGCGACTTTCGACGCCCGGTCGATCCTCGCGCGTGCGATATCTTACATTCGTGGGCAACCCGGGCGACCCGCGCCCGCGGATGGTCGCGACGCTTCCCGAGCGCCACGAGAAACGAATCTACAGGCCTCCGCCTCGGCGCCGCAAGCCCTTTTAAGCCGCGACCGATTCCGCGACCCGTTCGAGTTGTTCGAGAGTCAGAGGACGGAGCCTCTGGTCGATGAGCTGTCGGAACGAGATTCGTCCCTCGCGAAGCAGCGCGGCCTTACCCGGTCCGAAGACCTCGTTCTGCTTTGCTTTCGAGAGGCCGCGCCACCACTCTGGAAAGGTCACGCGCTCCGGAACCCGACCCGTGAAGACCTCTCGTGCGTGACGCGATCCGTTTCGCTCTATATCCCGAAGCCCCGGTATTCCGAGCTCGCTAAACGGCTTCACGACAGGGACTATCGTCGATCGACATTGATGATGGGCCGGGGGCCTCGGGCCGCTTCGGAGGGCAAAAGTTCGGCCGTCCAGCGCCGCGCATATTTCACTCGTCCGCAGGTCGAGCGTCGAGACCCATTGGACCCGATCGACGACGTCGTCGTTCTCGGCGAACGTCGCCTGCCGAGCGTGGCTGGAGACGTGATTCACGGCCGTCCGGACGATCCGCGCCGCGTCGTGACGGCTAGCCTGGAGGACGCCGTCAGCGAAATTCTGGGCCCGCGTCCCTCGAAGTCGACGCACTATTTCGGCGACCGAGTCGCCCTCGGCGAGGCCGACGTTTATCGCCCTTCGAACCCGGACTCGCGTTCGACGGTCCCAGTCCCGCCACTCGTCTCGGAGGAAGCGTCCCCGCATCGGCCGACTTGTCACGATCGACCTCAGGAGTGCCGGCGAGGGAACGTCGAACGAAAAGTCAGGCGGCAGAAACCCGGAAAACGCCTGGGCGAGTCGGTTCGACTGCCACTGGGCCTCGCGTCGCGCCAGGCCGAAGAGGTCCTCGCGGAGCTCGACAGCTAGGAGGCGACGCCCGGATTCGATGACGACGTCGACCGCCGCAATCATGTCCCGAAAACGACGCGTCGTTTGAACACCCGCATCAAACCCCCGCGACGCGATCCGGTTCAGGCGCCCCTCGAGTCGCTCGAGAAGGTCGGGGATGACGTCGCGGTTTAGGAGGCCGACGATCTGGCGAATCTGGCCCTCCTTAAATCGTTCGAGAACCATTGCCTGCCGTATCGCCCTATCGAGCAGGAGCTCGTTCGCGGCGAGATTCGCGGAGTCCCTGAGGCGCGGATCGGCCAACGGTCACCCCCGAAACGCGAAGCCAGACCCCGCCTCGGCCTGTTCTGGATCACCCTCGGGATCCGCAGCGAAGCCCTCGCCTTCTGGACCCGAATCGTCGACCTCGCCGGGTCCGGGCTCCAGCGCCGCGAGCTCTGTTTCGCTCTCTTCGCGGACCGCCTCGACCTCCTCATCGATGTCGATTGACTCGGAGATTAAACCCCGCTTTTGGATCTCCTGGAGGTAAGTCCGAAGGGTGAGAAATCTCGCCTTACGCGCCTCTCGCAGCTCGCGGACGTCCTCGCCTCCGCGGAGGATGATGTCGAAATCCTTGTGCAGCTCGGCGGCGAAACCTTCCGGCAGGCTGTCACGAGTCCATCGCGCGGCGGCTTCGTAGCACAGCGTGATGAACCTCTCGAAGCCTTCGGCCCAAGCGCTCATCTGGGTCGCCGACCGGCCGTGGTTGATCCCCGCGGAAGTCGCGGTCATGTTGCCCTGGCGACGCATCAGTGGGTTGAGGCCCATCCTTTCCATCCGTTCCTCGATCTTCTCGATATCTTCCATCGCCGATCCGGTCGCCCGCGCCGCGTGTTCGACGTAGGACAATTCGGCCTCGGTCGACTCGGTTTTAAAGAAAGACGTCGGGCCGACGGTCATCGTCGCCCATTCTTCCTTCGGGATGCCCTTCGCGAACAGGATCGCGAACCTCGAAAAATGCATGATGTTCGAGAAATCCGATGCGACCTGCCAATGCTGCAGGTTAAGGTCCGCGAGGTCTTGGAAGGGCGGGTCCGCCTGAAGAATCCCGAAACGATTCGTGTAGAAAGTCACGAGCGGTATGCCTCCGAACGTATGAGGAACCGGCTCGGGTGTCGTCGGCGAAAAGTCCTCGTCACCGTTCGCCTTTCGGAATCGATGGACGGTCGATCGCGTGTAAATCGTCACCCATTCGACTATCTGGTCCCCGAATTCCCCGTGGGGCTCGATTCGCTCCTCGTGAATCCGGATCCTTGTCAGGATCTCGGCCCCGGTCCTCGGATCCGTGACCGTGTCCCAACCGATTAGGTTCCGAGGATGAACGTGGAGCAGGCGAGCTCGCAGTCCGAACTCATCCTCGTCCCGGAGCGAAACCTCGCGTCCGTCGATCGTTGCTGGGTTCCGGGGAAAATCGACGAGCACGTGCGTCAGCCCGTAGGTGAGCGCCGTCCGGAAGACCTCTCGACCCCAGTCCGTCAGGTTCCGGCCCGTCCGGTCCGCGTTTTCCTCGATTCCCGCGAGTCTCTCGGGAAGCCGTTCGGCTTCCTTCAGCGTCACGGGTTCGGCGAACGGCTTCGCCGAGAGCGCGAAAATGACCTCCTTGAACGCCCCGAAGAGGAACGACCGACGTAGACGAGCGTCGTAAGAGCGCTTCGATTCCTTCTCGTGCTTCGGCAGCCAGCGCGTTCTTCGATCGCGCATCGCCTCGGACCCCTCAAGTAAGTCCTCGAGAAGGTCCCACTTGCAGGCCATGATCTGGTGAAGCGTCCCTCGTCCGTCGATGCGGTTATTCGGTTTGACGATGGTCCGTCGACGTCGATCGCCGAGGGTGACTGGGTCGGAATAGGCCAAGGCTCAATACTCCTCGCGAACGAACGCAGACGAACCGCGGACAGGATACTCCGCGGCGACGTAATACCCGATCGCGTCCGAGATGTGGGTTAGCCCGTCCGCGCGGTGCCTCTTTTTATCGATCTCTCCCGTTCCGCCCTCGACCGTCCGAACACCCTCGAAATCGCGGACGACGTTCGGGGCCCGTTTCGCGTCGACGACAAGTCGCACGGATCCGTCGTCGCTTAGAAGCCGGGCATTCACGGCGTTGACCCTCGCTCTTTCCCTCGGGTTTGCCTTCGGGACTCGGTCGATGAGACGGTCGCCGAAAACTGGCCTGAGCTTCTTTCTGATAAGGTCCCAGTCCGAGCCCTCGACCTTAGCGGAGCCCTGGGCGCCGCCCGTCGCATCCCCGTAAAGGTACACCAGCCCCGCATGGTCCCGATAGCCCGGCCCGTGTCTGCTCCCGTCGAGAAGCGCGTCGCAGACCATCGGCGTCCGGCTATTCGTCGGAATGTAGACCTGGCCAAGAACCATAGTCCGATCGATCGTCGCCGCTTCCTGGACGACCGCGGCGACGCCCGGCGCCTGGTTAAAGTCGAAGCACAGGTTAAGCGGCGCGTGCGGGTCATACGGCAGGCCCTCGTCCGCGTGAAGCGCGTCCTCGAAAGGGTAGTAGGCTCGGCCGAGGTACGCGACGAACGAGGCGAGGAATTCCTGGGCGTAAGTGTTCGGGTCGAGCCGATTGCGCCAATACTCAATCTCTTCTGCGGCGAGGATCTCCTCGGACGTCCAATGCCACGCAGCCCAGAAGCCCGTCAAGTCTGCCTGGGCTTCCCTGTAGAGGTCGTAATAGTGGTTCCGCCCCTCGGGAACGCCGATGAAATCCGCCGTTCCGCCGAAGTCCGTCAGGGCCGGCCCAATGTGATTATCCCAGGCCTCCGGTTTCATGTCGGCATATTCGTCGAGGACGGCGTGAGCGATCGGCGACGCGCCCTCGACGCGCTGCGGTCGGTCCATGCCGACGACTTGGAGCTCGTTCCCGGTTACGAGGCGAATCGTAAGTTCGGTCTCCTGCGGCTTGCGCGCGTAGAACTCCTCGGGGACAAGCGCTTTCAGGTCGTCCCAAAAAATCCGCTTCGCCTGATCGCGGACCGGCGCACAGAAGATATACCGGGCGCCGTAGACCGTCCGCTCAGTCAGCGCCTTTCGGATCGCTCGGCGCTTCGCCGTCTCGGTCTTGTAACTTCGGCGGCCCGCCGGGACGATGTTGAACCGGGCCCGACTCCCCAGAAACCCCTGGACCCCGGGGTGATTCGGGAGCGGGAACCATCTCTGCCCGACCGTCGGCGCCGTCGGGGCTGTTGAGCCCATCCGTCTCTCTCAAAAATGCGTGAATCGCCGCGGCCTGCTCCTCGGGCGCTCGCAGCGTGACTTCGCTCGTTTCCTTCGGCCGTCCGTCGAGGTGCTCGAGGGCGAGCTTTGCGAAATGGTAGTCTCCGCGACTCGCACGCCGGACGATGACCTCGGCGATCAGTTGAGCGAAGGGCCGCCGCTTCTTTGAACGCTCCCCGGGCAGCTTAATCTCGATTTCCTCGAGGACGGCCTTTTCGAGCTCCCGAAGGATCGAGGCCTTTTTCGGGCGGCCACCGGGGTTTCCGCTCTGTCCCGGCTTCCACTTCCTACCGAGCTTGTTTCCTTTTTCGAACATCGCCGACCTTCAAATCACGGGAACGTCGTCACCTGCAGGGCTCTCATCGCCGTCGAGCTGATCCCCTCGGGTACCGGCGCCGACGGCCCGAGGATCCACCCTTCGACGAGCGCTCGGTGTTCGACGATCTGCGCCCCGGAAAAGTCGTCCTGCGCAACGAGTTCGAGTGCGTCGCCCTTTTCGCCGTCGAGAAGCAATCCGTCCGGGTGAAATGCCTCCTGAAAATCGATCACCGCCGAGAGCGCGTCGGCACCCGAGGCGGCCTCCCAACGGTGGACGTGCTCGGTATGTCGGAGCCAATGGGCGTTGGTCTTGATCGGGACGTCGTCGGTGAGGTTGAAGATATTATCCGACTCGGTGTGTCGCCGGACGCGAAGGACGAGTCCGTTCGTGAGCGGCGCCCCGAGGTTCGCGTATTCGTCCTCGCCGAGCGAACCGGATCCGTCAATGAAGATGACGAAACGTCGTATCAAGTACCTTTCTCCTCTTGGGGGCATCACGAGATAGACCTGCTCCGTCGACGAGTGGTCGCCTTGGATCTCGTTCGTTCCCGTTCCGTCTCCGTTCGTGTCGAGGTACCTCGACAGAATGTTCGTGACCGGTAGGCCTTGCGCCATGAGATTTTCCTTTCCGTCTGCTATGTCCTCGTCGACAGGCTTCGTCGCCATTCGTCTACTTGGCGAGTCGAATTGAACCGAACCCTCAGCTCGGCCTTCGGATGACAGCCCGACTTGACCCGATATGCGAAGAGTCCCGGATATCTCGCCATAAGCCGTCGACAATCCGCGATTTTCTGAGGCAGTCTCTCCGCGTAGGTCCCGATACCGCCCGGCTGATAGTGCTTCTTCACGGGAAGGATCCAATTGTCAATCAGGACGCGGCCCGTCGCTAAAAGCTGCGACGCGGTGAACTGGAAATCGTCCATCGCCGTCGCGACTTCCGGCTCGTACTCGGCGGCCAGGCTCTTCCGAGTGAGGACGACCCGACCGAGGCAGTAGCCGACGTTTCGGTACTTTTTCCCGCGAAAGTAGTAGTTGTCTACCGGCGCGAAAGCGACGTGTTCGGCGCCTCGTTGTTCGGCGACCTCGACGTCGACCTCGAGCCTTCTCCTCACCTCTCGCGGTGACAAGCCTTCGTCGAACGTCCGTTGCGCGATCCTCGGCGACTCGACGTTGCAATACTCGTGTCGGTCGTAATGGGCTTTGGCCGGACCACGAAAACTCTCGACCAGGTCATCCATTTGCAGGTACCACTCGCCGACTCGGATCAAATTCCTCATGACCCAACGCCGAATCACCGTCACTCCCGGACCGACTGGCGCGACGACAGGAGACAGGTGTTCATAGTCTTTCGCCTCGTCCTCCCGGACAACGAGGATCGGATCGAACCCCATTTCGCGACCGAGCGCGAGCGTCCTTTCGACAAGATTCGACCGTCCCGAGGACGGAATGACGAGCTTCACGTCTTGCACCTTACGCCGAGCTTGGACGCCCTCTCGAGCTCTTGAGCGGCGGAGCCGCACTCGTCCATCCCCTCTCGGTAGTAGAAGACGAAGGAAAATCGCTCGTGACGGCCGCGGACGTTCCTCGGCGGCGTGTTTCCGTGCCACTCGTGGACGTCGGCCAAAAGAACGTCGCTCGTCCGCATGTCGACGGCGACTCGGAACCGAGGGAACACCAGGTAGTACCCGCCGAAATTTCCGGCCCGAATCGAAGCCATCACGCCGTATCCGTCCCAGTAGTCTCCCGCGTCCTGGTGGACTGCCGTTTGCCAGTTTCGGTTGACCGTGATGGTTGTGAACGCCGTCTCTCCGATCACGAAGTCGGGACTCGTTCTCTCGCACGCCGAACGTTGCTTGCGCCAACGCTCCGGGTGGTTCTCGCGAAAGACCCTATCGACGCCGTTGATGAACGGTAGTGCGCTTGCGAATTTTTCCGGGTGTTCGATGTTGAAGGCCGTTTCTCGGCAGTATGGCTGTCGAGGGTAGCGATCGTAAAACCCGACGACGCCGGAATTGACTGGAACGGCGACGACCGTGTTTGAAACCGTCCCGTCCTCTTTTGTCCACGTGTAGCGGTTCTTTCCGAGCAACCTGAACCCCTTCCTTCGGGACGTTGGAACCCTGTCCGCGGTCGGCGATCCGGCGGCTATCCCTCGATTTTCGGATCTCTTCGCGGCGCCTCGAAGGTTTCGATATCCGGCTCGAACTTCCTCTCCGTTCAGCGCGCCTTTTCGGAACCGGATGAGAGGCGAACCGTCGGGTTTCCACACGTCCGCGTCGACCTGGATGAGCTCGTCGAAGGATTCTTCGTCCAGAAACGAACCCGCGAGGCCGGCGCATTCCTCCGCTGTCATGTGTTGGCGAGCTTGAATCTGAAACGGTCTAGGCCGACTCATGCCCCCTCCGAACCGCTTCGAGGACCGCGTCCGTGATCGTCTCGCAACCGTAGGTCTTCATGAGCACAGCGACCTTTTCCTGAAACTCGAGTATCGTCGCTTCGTCGAAGAACAGTTGGACCATGCGGACGTGCGACGCTGGGCTGTCAGGTTCGCCGTCGTCGCGCCTTTCGGCGCCCCAATCCTCGGACTCTTCGAGCTCAGGATCCGGCAAGAGCTTTGCGAGCTCCTTTTCTGACCAACCGAGCGCGAAAAGGTCCTCGTCCTCCGACAAAACGGCGAGAGATTCGGCTAACACCGCGTCGTCCCACTCCGCGAGTTCACCGACGCGATTGTCGGCGATGGCTCGACCGAGTGCCGTCTTGTCATCCTCTTCGATCACGAGAGCCGCGACGTGGGTCCACTTCAGAGCCCTCGCCGCGTCAAGTAGACAGTTGCCCGCGCGGACGACATTCTCTCCTTCGCGCTTCTGGACGACGATGGGTCGGTGTTGCCCGTAGCGCGCTAGCGAGGCCTTCATGCTTCGGAGGTTCTCGTCTGAATGCTTCCTCGCGCTATTCGGGTCGTGCTTCAATCCGTCGGTCGGAATCGCTAAGCGCTTAAGCCCGCCTAAGGTCGAGTGTCTTTCCGGCGCCGTCTTCGTCCTCTTCGTCATCTCCGTTTTCTCTCCTTGGCGTTGATCGCTCGGGCCTGCCGCTCGGCCGACGCTCGCGTGGCGTGTCCTCCGCCGTCCGCGGAGCTTCCCGAGGCGTTACGGGCGATTCGCCCCGTCGAGGCCTCGACGACTCGGTATCGCCTCCCGTCTTTTCTCACGCGCACGGGCATCAGTCGAGCCTATCACCCCAAAAGCCACCCGCGCTCCAAGCCGGCCCGCCGGGCCTATGGGTGAAGCGACCGCCTCCGTGGTGGTTCCGAAGCCGGCTCCAAATATCCCTCGCCGCCGACTCAAGATCGTCGCGTCCCGTGATGAGAGCCGCTCGGACGAGATTGGGGAAATTCCAAGACGCAGTACCGAACTGAGACGTTAGCCCCTTGCGCCACCATACCCCGTTGTGCGGGACTGGCGGACCGGCCGGGTAGTGGACCGACTCGCGGAAATCGCGGAGATAGTAGTCCTCGAGGACGCCCGAACCGGGGATCAGGCCGAGGACGTAGAGCTCGACGACACGCACTCCGAGAGCCTTCCAGCGCTCGCGCCATTCCTCGGACGGGTCGACCTCGGCGAAATGAAACGCGGCCCCGGCGATCGGCGCCGTTTGCCACGTCGACGCGACCGCGGTATCGGGCCAGATCAGGTTTTTCGTCCTCTCGCGTGAGACGATCCAATCGTTGTCCCATTCGAGCGGAGCCGGCGGGCTGTTGAGAAGGACGTTAAACGGCCTGTTGCCGTTCTCGTCGATCTCGACGAGATCGAGAGACCTTCGGGCCGCTCGAAGGTAGACCGGATCGCCGGTCACTAGCCAAGCCTGGAGGTCGGCCATAAGGAGCCAACCGTGAGTTCGATCGGAATGCCATCGTCCCCGAGTGTAAGACCACTCGGGTTTCGGCTTGCCCTCACTGGACTTGTAGCAGGTGTTAACGGCCTGAAGTAGAACGCGCTTCGCGATCTCGGACCCGAGCCCGAAGTATGCGGAGTACAGCCTCCCGACCTCGAAGTGTTCGTGGTCGTGGCCGTTGACCACGTTGTTCCGCGAAGGCGGATTCGCTCGGAGTTCTGGCGGGATGTCCTTTCGTCCGAGAGAATCGACGTCCCACTTGACCGCCGGTTTCCCCTCACCCAACTGCGGCCAAAGGCCTTCCGCGTCGACGTCGTAACGCTTACGAAAATCAAAGAAGTTATTCCGGACGTCGGGGTCTTCGTAGTCGCAGAGGTGGTGAGGCCGACCGAATGCCTGACGATCGAGGACGACTTCGCCGTCGCGCACGTGGCGGTACCAGATACCTATCTGGCACAAGACAAACCGGTAAAGCCCGTTCGCGGAGTCGTGCTTATCAGGGGCGTATTTGATGTTCGTGAGGGCGGGCGCGTATATAGCGTTTCTCGGCGACCCGGTTTGGTGGGTGTTCGCGACGTTTATCGTGTCGGGAGCTCGACGCAGGAAGCTCAGTTGATAGTCGAGGTTCGCGGGAATCTCGACCTCGCTCGCGTCGGGAAAATGAGCGAGCTCCCACGCGAGCGCTTCGTAATTCGGAGCCCATTGAACACGGCCGAACTGGACCGCGAATCCTGTTTGGTCGTGAAGCGCGATCCCGCGGCGCTGGTAAAGCGTCCGCTCGCTATCGGCGAGATAGAAGAACGCGTCGCCCGTTAGAAGGCCCTGAGGCGTTCGGATCGAATCGTTCAAAATCGACAGCGATCCGGCGAGTTCTCCGTCCGAGTACTGAAAGACCTCGATCTGACCCGACAGCCCCGGCTCACCGCTCGGAGTATCGAGCGTCGTCCACCCGTACCAAGCGCGTTCGAGATTTTTCCAATCCTCGCGGTCGAGAGGCATGATAGGCGCCCCGTCGACCCCAAATCCTCCTCGGTAAACGAGGCCGTTGTCGGCTCGAAAGGCGAGCGTGATCGACGGAAGATCGATCCGACCGCCTTCGACAGA